TTTGTAGTGAATTCTTTAACCCTGGATTTTGTTTAAGTACATCGGGTAAATATTTGGTGATTACTTCTTGATAGTCGGGATATTTCTGAACCATTTTTAGTTCATCCATAGACATTTGATACTGCTGGTTAAGCTTTCCAATAAACTTTTTGGCTTCTCCAACAGTTAAAACATCTCCATCATCTAACCCGTCAAACTCATCTTTTGGCTTTTCAGCTTGAGGTTGACTAGGCTTCAATAAAGAAATATGTTCCTTTATCATTCGAAGTTCATCTTGTAGTTGTTGTCTCTGTGCTCTTTCAGATTGCAATGCAGAAAGCGGTACATTCTGTTCTTCTTGAACAGATGCAGTACTCTCTTGCTCTGGTAAAGCTTGACCTGATTCTTCAACTACTGGAACGGCGGCTTCCATTTGATCGCCCGAAACGTAAGGCTCTTGTGTCATCGTGTGTAGCTCCTTTAATTTCGCCCGTTGTACCCATAATGTGGTTCGGATACTGTCGGCGGCACTATTTTGTTACATAAGCTCCTGGTATTGTTGTTGTTTCTATGACAACTTCATCGCAGGATTCTGCTCCATATTTTTTCAAACCATCAAAATCAAACGGTCTTTGAGGCATATTGACTTCCCATTGGATCGTTCCTTTTGAGTTATCAACTTTGCCGACTATCTGACCTACTTGCTGGCTTGGTTTTGCTTTATATGCTTTTATATGCTTCATCAGGGTGGGCTTTCCTTCTATCGCAACCTTGGACGGTTTAGCGAATACAACGATCCAATAAGGGTCTTTTAGGTGACTATTTGCACCTACTATGTCTTGTATTCTTTTGTTATCGTCTTCAATGATTGCATCACGAGTTTCCCCAGTCTCTTGAACCATATATTCTCCTATTTATTTTTTCTGTATAGCTGGGGCTGGGTAGCCTTTTGATCCGTCAGAATAATATTCCATACGTCCCAAATCATACTGTTCGCTATTAGTGCTCATCTTTCTTACACCACTAGCTTGAGTATTGTCTTGAAGTCCCATCCCGCCTGCTGTTGATTTTTTATTTTCCATCTTTAAACCTCCGCAGGTTGTTGTTCCTGAGAAATCATTTGATTCCCCAAAGTTTGTTCTGGCAAATTTTGACTACCTAATTGATTGCCAACTGCCGAAAGTGCTACATCGTCCTGTTTGACTTGTTCCTCTTTAGATCTTCCCATTTCTTCCATCATGTTGATTATCTGCATGTATTTCACATTTCGATCAGCGTCCATAGACTCTAGCTCTTTCATCGCTTTCACCTTATCTAATGCTGCGGAAGCTCTAGAATCTATTGCATCAGCTGCCCTAGAATCTTCAAGTCCCATATTCGCAACACTTCTAGTAAATCTTTCTTTAGAACCAGCAATTTTTTCTATTGACGAAGCTTTGTTTAGCTCAAGTTGAGAAGTAAGAATTTGTTGTTGAACTTGCTGTTGTTACTGCGCTTGTTCTTGTTGAGCTTTTTGATTTGCTTCGACTTCTTCATTAAACTCAGATTTGCCTTGTAGAGGTGCTGCCTTAGCAAGCATAGCTGGGGTTATAACACCGCCCTGTGCTCCGCCTGTTATCTCATATAGCTCGACAAGTTGTTTAAAGTAGATTTGACGTTGTGAATCTGTTAGTACGCCTTCTTGAACATTAACATCGTACTTGATGAATTCTTTGTTATAGAACTGCTCTGTAGGCTCTTCGTTTAGAACCCTCTTTATCTTTTCTGGTGTCCATGTTTGGATTAATTTAAGTGTTTTTTTAGAGATTAACTTTTGTGCATAGCGAAGGTTGTCAAACAAATCTTGTAAGTTGACAATAGAAGCACTCTGTCTAAGCATCATCATTAGCCCCGATTCTTGGGCATTTTCAGTTTGTCCAAATGAAGCATCGTTTACGCCAGCAATATTCATTATGTCTTGGTCGAATTGTCTTTGAAGTTCGAACATACCAGGAGGGATTTGTGCAGGTTGGATTTTCTCTATATCACCAGGCTGTGCTCCTTCATCTTTCCAGATTACCTTTCCTTGTGATGATTGAAATAATGACCTTGGATTGACTACAGAGGATTTTTTAGCCATCCAACCAGAATTTATCTGTGAATCTAATAAATCCACCATCTGTGATCGTCTTTTATTGGCTTCCTTCTGTGGGTCGATCATACAACGGACTAAAGACTGTATCTTTAATGCCCATGAATCTGATTCTGGTTCAAATATTCCAACTGTAGGTACGAATGGGTACTCATTTAGACCGAATTGGTTCTTTTCAGTTCTCATTAGTTGATCATTAACAATGATATGACACTCAATAAACTGCTTAGGCTTCTTAACAACCTTTAATTGAGGGTATTTGCTAAGAAAGAACTTCATTCCAGCTTTATCGCCTTCCCACTCAGTAAACTCACCTGTTTCTTCATCAACGATCATATCAATGTTTTCCCAACCTTGTTTGTAATATTCGTTATAAGCTAAGAAGTCCTCTCCGTTAGGTTGTTTTTGATATGGAAGCCAGGTAAACTTATCGTCTCTACTCCAACCATACTTAGATAGATCACGAACTTCTTTTTCCTGACCAGGTAGCAATGAAGCAACTTGTTCTTGGGATAAATATTTTCTTCGTATTACATGGGAACAATCTGAAAAATCTAATTGCGTAAAGTATGGATCTGTAATAAAGCCACTGAATGGCTCTCTACCGTATTTAATGTCACCATTTACTGGGTCATCTCTATAATCCATCCATAAGGTCAATAGGTTAAAACCAGTCTTTAAACCGCCTCCAAATGAATCTGATATAGCTCTATAGCCTTCTCCGTAATTCATTGCGTAAAGTAACAACTTAGAAAACTGATCTGCCGACTTTTGATCTGAATTTTCGATAGGAGCGACAACGGAACTTAAACGGTTCTTTCTTTGGTATCCTGTGACTAGGTTTATATTTCTACGAATGTAGTTGAAAATAAGGGCGTTTCTGTTTTCTTCGAATAGCTTCTGTTTTTCACGCTCGTCCCATTGATCACCCAAAAACATACGCAAATCTCTATCAGCTAAAGGGTAGAACGGACTCCAAGCTAAATAATCTTGTACGTAATGATCATCGAATTCATTGACAATAGACAGATCAGTCATGCTTACCTCGTGTGTTTGACTCTCCCTTACGGGTGGTTCAGAGTCGTTAAATAAAAAGGACTATAGATTCCCTTTATTCCATGTATTTATTATCATTAATTTATATTTGAATATAAATAAACATTTTTTTATCTGTAAATATGTTCTAAATAATCAGCATCTTCTGCTGTAAATGTTTCTCTTAAGTTTCTATTAAAGAAATGTGTATATAGAGCATAACGGATACTGTCCATGCAATGATCCCATTGCTTTACTGGCTTATCTTCGCCCCTATCTGATGCTTTTGAATCCCATAAATAGTTCCTGTATTCTTTTATAGATTCGGTACAACAACTACATATCTTGAATGTTCCGTTGCATAGCAACTGGGCATGGTACCTGATACCTGGTATTACATCATTTACAGCGTCAGAGACATTTGAAACACCGTTTCTTCTTAATTCTTGCTTTAATGAAGCTGCGGATGGGTCAATGTAAATCCGCTTTACATTATAGCCTCTGATAAACTCTATTAAGTCCAAGCAATATTCATAATCGGATTTCTGTCTTAATGCTTTCTTAGAGCTAAAATAGTACTCTTTTTCAAGCCACATATTAGGGTAACTACTTGGGTTATAGCCAATTAGAGAAAAGACACACGGATTGGTAGTGCCATAATCAACACCTAAAATATAGTAATTAGCAGGTGATTGCGGATATTGTATTACATGTTGATCATCATCAAAAAAATCAAATACCGCACCATCAGCTACTACCCATTGTCCTAGGATATATCGTTGATGCCACAGCCCTTGGTATTCCTTTGATAAGTCCTGTATGTATTTTTCACTAAGAGAGGGATTATCATGTATAGCATATGAAAAGACAGAAAGGTCAAGCTCATCTTG